GAGTTGGCTCGTTACTACGGGGGTAGCAACAGGAGTGGCTACGGCGCCTGCCGCTGCACTTTCGGCAACTGCACCAGGCGCTGCCGCGCCTGCCCCGCCCGCGCCTGCACCCCCTACAGCACCATAAGCAGCGCCGGCAGTGCCCAGGACCGCCATTGCCACCAGCATCTTGTTCATGTCCCGGTTGGACTCGCGACTGGTGCCGACCTTCGTCAGGTTGCCATCCTTGTCGATGTCCATGCCGAACAGGTCGCTGCCGTTCTCGTTCTTGTAGCGACCCAGGCCGACGTAGCCATGCTCGCCCGCCTTACCGCCGCCCACGGTGTTGGATTCGTTGCCATCGTTGCCGCTCGCACGGGCCTTGGCGTTCACGACTGAACCGATGTCTTCCAGGCGCCCCCACTTCGTGTCGATGTAGCGAATGCCAGTGTCAGGGTCAGTCTTCCACTCCCCGACCTTCTTGCCGACGTCCCCCAGCATTGCCCGCATCTCTGGGTTGGAATCCCAGTCACCTTGGCCCTCGATGTCCTGGCCTGCTTGGTATGCCATCAGGCGACTCCCGGTTGCATGGGTTGCGCGGATTGAGCGGATTGTGTCGACTCATTCGCCAAGGCAGCCGCAATCTGCAGCAACTGCTCGTCGCCAGTCGCTTCACCGGCAACCCTCGCCACGAGCTCCAGATACATCATCGATGCGCTTTGTGAGCCGCTGCCCTGGAAGGGCATTTCCGCCAAACTTTGCAAGCCGCTTGCCATGGTGTCACCTCACTGCCAATGGAATCCGCTGAACCGCCGCCGTGATCGTGCTGGCCCTTCTGTTGCCTTCCACGATGTTGTCCACCATCTCCCTGCGCTGATCGGGAGGTATGTCGGGATTGACGTTGATGTTGTTGATCCGCGTCATGTCGTTCTGCCAGGCCTCATGCGCCATCCGGTTGCCTTCTCTCGCCGCTATGCTTTCGTTGTTGTACTGCGCGACATCACGCTGCGTCTCAGCACTCAGGTTTGCCGTATAGCGGTTGGTGCTCGCACTCAAATCAGCCGTGTACCGAGAAGACTCCGCGCCGATCCTAGCTACGCCCATCGAGGTGTCGTTGTTCATCTGCGTTCGCTGCGTATTACCGCGCTCAGTAATCTCTGTTCGCCGGTCCCTCCCACCCTCTTCGATATTCAGCCGGTCACCCAATCCGCGCTCCGTGACAGCCTGCCTCTGACCCAAGCCGCGCTCCTTCATACCCTCCCGGTAGTTCATGCCGCTTTCACCAGCATTGAACCGGTTTGTTTCGTTCGCAGTCAGTTGGTTATCGCGAGACGCAAGGCCGTATGTCGCGGCATCCGGTGTTGCGATCTGCAGGCCGCTCTTGATCAGCGCGTCATCACCCGCTGACTGGGCCATGGCGCTATTCAACAGCCCCCTCTCCTGCATGCCCTCCATCGCCCGCGCACGGGCCTGCTCGAGCAGTGGCGAGCCGCTGTCCAGAATCCCCTTCAGTTGCCCCTGGACGGTCTCATTGGGCGCTACCGTGCGGTACACGCCATTGATCGGCTGCGGCGCAACGCTGTCGATAAGCCCGGTCTGCTGTTGGTAGCCTTGCTGGGGCTGATAGGCTTGCGGCTGGTACGGCGCCGTCACACCGGCCATCTGCCCGAAGCCGGTCCCGGATGCGGGCGTATTCAACCCTCCTCCGTATTGGGCCTGGATCGCTCCAGCTTCGGCGTCAAACGCAGATCGTTGAGCGGTCGGCATTGGTCCGCCAGAGTAAGCCGACGCCCGTTGACGCAGATCAGCCAGCCTTGCCTGCCCTTCAGCCGACCATTGTGTATCCGGTACTCCGTAGTTCTGCTGCGCGAAGCCGGTCCCGGATGCGGGTGTATTCGACCCTCCTCCGATCGGCCCAGTGTATCCAGGGTTGGCGACTACCTCGCCGTGCCGGGCCGATCCGTCCAGGATCGTGTATGTCTCTCGCTGCGGCATAACCGCAGGTCGCAAGTTAAACTGCGAGTCGCTCCCGTACTGCTGAGAGCCGCCAGCGTAGAGCTGCTGATTCCTTGGCATGTTCGGCATTGTTTGCATGCCACTTCCCACACCCCCAGCAACGGGTGCTGTGCCCGGCCCGCCCATTGCTGCGTTCATCCAACCACTGCCGCTACTTGGAGCCATCCTGCCCTGCGCCGCAATCGGGCTCTGCCATCCGTTACCGGCGTCTCCATTGACCGGCGCCACTCCTGTGCCCAGCCCGGTGCGGTTCTGCTGTGCAGCGAACTGGGCTGCACTGGCTTGCGCCGCAGTCAGTTCCCAAGGATTTCTAACTGCCATTTTTTCTCGCCTCCAGCAACTTCTGGCCCAGGATCTGAATGATCGGGGCAACAACCTTGTACGGCAGCTCCACCAGTCTTCCGGTGATCTCGTTCACCTCTTGCGCCGACAACCAGATCCCGTTCGGGTTCTCATCGCTCATTTGTCGCTCGCCGCCACTTTCAAAGTCCCGGACGCCAGGTCAACGACGCCCCCGGACTCGTTCTGGAACTGCACGCTGACTGTGTTGGCCGCGCTCACCCACGCGGTGACGGTGACCCCCAGCAAGGGTTGAGAGAATGCTGCCTTGGCGAACATGCCGACCGCCGCGCCGGTGCAGGTCACGGTTGTGGTCACCCCTGCGCCATCCGCCAGGGATGGCGGGTCGTAGGTCGCGCTGCCGGTGTAAGGAATCCCGACCCATGCCCATGCGCCGCCGATGTACAGACCGAGGTTGCGGTTGGATCGATCGACCACGGCCGGCACCGCCGCGTTGTAGACCGTCGGCACACCGGTAGCCGGTCCATTCTGCGTCGGCAGGTACAGAAAGCCTGCCGTTGCCGTCGTTCCTTTCTCGTTTGTCCCATCACCGATGATCACATTGCCACTCGGGTCGATCAAAAGATACGCCGTGCTATCAGCGTAATAACGAAGACTTCCGGTCGTATCCAGGATGAACGCTTTTCGATCACTTCCAACACTTACCGTCGTTGAACCTACCAGGTGGAGGTTGGAAAAATAGCCGATGTTCGGTGACACTACAGAACCTAGCGTAGACCCGATCACCGTCGCACCCTGGAGCGTCCCCCCCTCCCATCTACCACCTGTGAATCCGACATTGCCGCCGGATAGTGCCCCAGGCAGTAGATTGAATGCCTGCTCTAACGCTGCGAACTGGTCGCGGATTTCCTCTGACGACAGCCTGGAGCGCAGAGTGGGGGTTCCTGGCGCGGTATAGTAAATGCTCATCGGCGATGCCTTCTGTTGATGTAGTCAATGATCACCGCCGACAAAGTGAAAGCCGCCGTCACGTTGTCATCGCCCCTGATGCGAATCGAGATGTTGCTGCCGTTTCCCGGCGTGTCCACCGTAATAGGCGTAGATCCCGCGGCATCCCAGTATCCAGAGTCCCAGTCCCCCTCATCCCAATGAACCCCTCCCTCTGCAGACTGGACACTGCTGTCTTCGCTCACGTCACGGCTCGCATCGCCATAGTCCAGGTCATACCCGAGGGATATGTCGACATACCGCTGCGCCTGCACTTCCACGATCGCCCTCTTAAAGTGCTTCTCGTTCCTTGGCGACCCCATCTGGTTGAACGCAAACCTGATGTGATGTGGCAGCGTGGCCCCTGCGAAACTCGTCCCGACATCGAGCTTGTAGAGTTCTCCGTCCTGGGTGCCGATCAGCATGAGTTCCTTGTCGTTGCTGAGTACGCACGACCATGCACAGGTCACCCGGTGCTTGAACTTCTGGGTAAAGTGACCCGCCACTTTCCCCTGGCTGAACGTCGTGTAGACGCCGGTCCCGTCACCGAAAAATACCCGATACTGGTTCTTGTCACGGCAGACCATCGAACCAACCGCGGTTCCACGCCTGGCGTCGATGAATGGCTTGATCGCGCCAGAGAGCGTGGACTCGGAGAATCCTCCGAACCGCTGAGTGGCACTCAAAGCAGTCAGTCCAAACGCGCTTTGGAAAACCGGCTGGCCGATCCACTGCAGAGTCAGCGGCAAAGCGCCGGTATTGGCCGAGAACGGTACAACCTGAAACGACAAATCAGACTTGCCGTACAGGATATGAAGATTTTCCTTGGTTGCTATCAGCAGTGCCGTCGCGTTGTTTTCCCCAGTGACACTCAAAAGGCCGGTGATGTCCGACCCCATGGATAATTCATCGGCGCCGGTTTTCAGAACCCATGGCCCAAAAGGCGTGTTCAACGGCGAATACTGAAGCGACCCTTTGAAGGCCAGGAAGAGCCGGTTGGCATGAACGGCCATATGAGACGGCTTGTCCACCGTCATGCCGGTGGTGATGTAGGTGAGGGTCGTTCCGTCGAACTGGAAAGCCTTGCTGGTTCCTGAAACCCCATAGATCACCGGAGGCAAGGCAGGTGCATTCATGCTCGATAGGGCGAACTCGAATTTTGCCCCAGCGGCCGGTATATCCACTGCATTGTTCGCAACCGCCCAGTCCCGGTTCGTCGTACTACCCTGGCCCGTATAAATCTGGGGTTTCAGAAAGACGACGTTGACTGCTCCCGTCAGATCTGGGTTCTGCTTCTTTGCCACATAAACAATATCGTTCAGAACAACCACCCCAAGAGTGGGTCCAGTTGCCAGCGTGGCTGCACTGGCCGTAGCCGTGGTCGATACCTTGCCAGGCAGGTTCATTAGCTTCCTGACCGCAGCTTCCGCTCGCGCCCTGGCAACTTCCACTTCTTCAGGCGTTCCCGTGGATAGCAACGTCGGCACGCTATCCAAAACGATTGATGCAGAAATTAAATTGTCGTTCTCCAACAAGATCTCACCGACCACAAACTGCCCGAAAACTTCAGTCACGTAGACGGCGATATTGGAGTCACCGTTACGAACCCATGAGTACTCGTCTTCGTTGTACTTGGCCACGAACCGCATGGTCGCACCAGAGGTCTGGCCACGCAGAACTTGATCGCTGAAGATCGCCCCGGCAGCACAGGTAACCGTCGCAATCCGATAATCGTTTTCTGCCGCAGTTGGCCCATTCACATATCGGTCGTAACCGGAGATCCTGGAGACGCCACCATCGATGTCGCACTCGTAGTTGCTGGCATCGAAGGCCACGCCATCTTTAAGAAGCAGAACCGGTGTCACAAGATCCAGCCCACCCGCAGGAACGAACGGTCGTGACTGGACAGATGGCATCCTCAATTCCAAAGCGTCCCCACGTTCATGGCTGGCAGTTGATCCATCTCGAGAGCCGGATAAAGCCTGCTGATGACTTCATTGGCCTGCTGTAGCTTCTCGCTGGCTGCCTCGTGGTAGCCGTACTTTTTCATTGCCCAGGCTACGATCAGGTCATGGAACCGCTTGGGGATGATCGGAACATCGTTGTTGGCCACCAGCACCTGCGGGTTCTTCCAGTAGTCATAGAACAGGACGTAAGCCTTGTCCGACGTCGGTGCCAAAAGAATTGCCTCGGTCATCGGGTCGATGGTGAATGTTGATGGTTTCCCGGTGATCGTGGTGTCCCTCCCCTCGTTGTCTCGCCACTCGTAGTAAGGCACGAATGGCAGCGGCTGACTGTCCATCCTAGGTTTAGCAGGGTCCGCTATCCGAAAGGTATCGACCATCCATTCCGCTACGTTGCCGGCTGCATACTCGGTCTGGTTCAGGACGCGGCTATTAACCGCCATGGTGTGCGACGACTCGATGAACAAGAAGCGCCAGTCGGTGTGACTGATCTGGATGTCGTTCCATGCCGAGTTGACCCAACGCCTGAATCGATCCGTCTCGGTAGGCAATGCTCCCTGCAAAGTCGCAGGCGCACGACCAGATGCGCCGCACTGGATTCTCAGGTCATCGACCAACTCCAGGAAGTTCATCGATCAAACCTTGAATCCAGAAAACGATGCATAAAGCGTCGTCGTCGCTGCAGCCGCATCCACGTTCCATGCGGTATTCGCAGTACCAACCAACGGCGCCGAAAATCCGTGCGTGATACCACCCACTTTTGGCACAAGCACTCGCCATTTCGCCGTCGCGCCATCCTTGATCTCAACCATGACATCAGCCGCCGACGAGTTGGTGATCGTGAAATCAGTCAGATAAGTGATGACACCAGCTCCCTGCGCTGCGATAACAATGGTTGATGCACCATCCGTATTCGTCAGCACGCCAGACACCAAGGACGTCAACTGGACGTTGTCAACGTCGGATACTTTTAGGCCTCCAGTCGAAGACAATGCCGTTGGCAAAAGAGTGATCAGCGAGCTGAGTCGCTGCGCTATCCTCTGCAACCTCCCATTCATCCCGCTCGACGCGATGTCGGTGGTAGGTGCGGTTTCCGTAACCGGCCCCTGTAGGGCTATCTGTAAGTCATCGCTTGCGGTCGTGACGGAAAGGCTTAACGCCGCCGTCTTGGTTCCCAGCGTGGCGGGCAGCAGGGCGATCAACGACGTAAGCCGCTGTGCAATCCGCTGCAATCGTCCATTCAGCCCGCTAGAAGCAGTATCGCTGGCGGGCGCGGTTTCTGTCAGCGCACCCTGAAGGGCTGACGTCGCTGCACCGGCAGGAAGCGCACTGGAATCGATGTGCTGGTGACCGACATGCTCCCCGCTGGCAACTGTCGTCTTGACGGTGAAAGCGGCATTGTTTGAGTCTGGAAGCGAGACGGCCATGATTTACATCCCAAGAAAGAAGTATGTGTCCGCTGATTCAAGGACTGGTATCGGGACCGGAGTAGGAGTAGGAGTAGGAGTAGGGGTCGGGGTCGGGGTCGGTATCGTGAGTGCGGATAATGGTAGAAAGAGAAAGAAAAATAACGGTGTAACTAGGTTTGCAGGTGCTGGAATTGGCACTGGAACTGGCACTGTTTCCGGTACCACCGTCAGCGTCAATTGCTTCTCGATGCGACCGTGTACCGGGTCTTCGAATACCACCGTAATCACCGCGGTTCCAACACCCTTGGCGTAGACCGGCAGTTGACCGTTGATGATTGAACTCGGCCCCGTGATATAGCCTGGCAGGCTGATGCTCACATAAGCAGGCGGTGACGCAGGCAGGGGCAAGTTGTTCTGATCTACCAACTGCACCAGTACCGGAGCGTCTGACGGTTCAAGCGTTAGCGTGATCCCTGAAATCTTGATATCCGTCACGCCAGTCACAACGCCTGCTGTTACCGTCACCGGCACCGACAGGGTCGTTATTCCACCGTTCACCGAATTAATGCGCGTGACATTGATGGAGGTGGTGCCCGCGGCTTTCGGTGTCACCACCACCTTTCCATCCAGACCTGTCTGACCCGAACTCAACGAAGCAATACTGGTGTTCAGTACCTGTACGGCAATCCTTGACGCAGGGCGATCGTTGGCAGTGATCAATAACTCCTGCGAGCCAAGAGTTGTATCCATCGTGAGCGATATAGGAACTGACTCGAGACTGCTCTGACTGGTGTTCTCGACCGTGACAACCACCGTCTTGAACAACGACGGCGCCTGAACGCTTCTGATCTCAAACTTTGCTTCACCTACAGACAGAGCCGTAATGAACCGATCCGTACTCAGGCTAGCAACGGTTTGCCCATACAACTGGGTAATCATCACCTCCAGGTTCGCATCTACTGTGCCGGTTACCGTCACCACCAGCTGCACCCTAGATCCCCTGACCAAGGAAACCATCAACGGCGAAACAGTCAACCCGGTAATGAATCCGGCGCCCGTCGATTCGGCCAGGAAAGCAATCTTGCCAGCAGCTGTCGTTCGCGCTCCCCATCTTGCTGCAAGAACACTGACCGGGACAGGAGGAGGCGGCGGCGGTGGAGGAGGTGGAATATAAGCAGTAAAGACCGCATACCCTCCCTTCGCCCAAGGCGACACATACGACTTTCCTAAGCGGTCGGTGACGGGAGTGGCCAGGCCCGTGCCACCACTATACAAAGCAGACCCTGACACGGGCTTGAGTGGGTCAGTGTCGGTCGTGTAAGTTGGTGCCGCGGCTCCAATTGAATCGGTTGCGCCGGAAATGAAGTCACCAGTGGCCGTCCCAGTGACGACATAATTTCCTCCACCGCTTCCAGCAAACGGTGTCACGCCGATCAAGTCAACGAACTTATTAGTCGCATGGACAACATTGTTCGTCATGGAGACAGATAACGAGGCCTGACCATTGGTGGGTGGAGCAAAAAAACCCGCTACCCCCATATCCTTAAAGCTGTTGTTCGTTATATAAAACGAGAAACGATGCAGTGATCCCGGGTAACGACACACGCCATACTGGTATCCTTTGATCACGCTTCCCTGGATACGTACGAACTGAGTGTTGCTCGCGCCAAGATCGACTTGCTTGACATTAAACGCGGTTTCCACCGTCGATGAAGCGATGGCGGTGCATCCTTCAAAAACCATCTCCTGGTTAGTCGCGGTATTTCCTGTACGGCTGTATAAAACCGGACATTCAGTCGCAACCGCCCGACGAACCAACAGCCCGTTCATCTGAGAAGATCCAGATAACCGCGGCAGTATTCCTTCGTCTACTCCAGTCGTTATGGCAACCACACCAGAATTGTCTACTGTCGCTGGGCGCAGGTTTCCAGCCTGATGACCGCCAATTCGCGTCCCAGACAGATCCTCCATAACAGTGTTGTTGTGCTGCGTGCCATCAGCGACAGACCCATGCAGCCAGACTGACGCAAGACCGACGTTGTTACCCGCAATGTTCTTGGCATATCCGCCATTCTGATTGCCATAGTTACCTCCTATGACATCCAGTTTCAACACTGCCGCAGCCACCCCCTCGCCTCGCAGATCCCGGACATCGAAAGCAGTACAGCCACCAATCAACGCAACCAGCCCACCCAGTGGCGAGTACGTCGTATTGTGTCTGCCTCCGACATGCCTTCCGTAGATCCTTTGGATCTTCACGCCCTGCAAATTTCCTAGCTTGATGGCGTAGTCTGAATACCGCTTGAACCGAAGGTCTGATATCTGGATACCGGACCGCAGGCTGTTATTGGCCGCCGGGCCAAAGTTGGTTATAGCACTCGCCTGCTGCGCGACCATCGTGGTCGCTGTGATCGGGCTTGCCCCGTTCAACAACATAATCCAAAGACGCTTGGCGCTCCAATCGTAAGAAAACGAAGCGTCAAACGCTCCCATCTTAGTGAAGGTCGTGCTTAGAGTTCCACCGTGCAAAACCTGCGCCAGGACTTCGTCGTTATAGCTCACCGCGCCGACTTGTAGATCACTGAAGGTAATAGGTTGATCAATGATCGAATCGCACGCCCATAATTGCTTCCCAGCAGGCGCTCCCGCTAATGCCTGCCAGTCGATCTTTCTGACTCCACCCTCGAAATACCCTACGTCCGAGAGCCAGTTGTCGCCCTTGATCGTAGCGTTCGAATAGGCGAAAGCCGCCTCCGGGAACACACCAGCCCAGACAGAGCCGGCCTTCATCCTCAGGTCAATGCCGGTTGGGCCGTAGGTGTTGATCGCTGCCAGCAACGTCCCGTAGTTCGTAATCGGATCACTGTTGCTGCCAGTCTGTGTGCTGGCTCCGCTGCCGAACCAGATTTCACGCCGACCCGTCGTTGGTGAAGGAGTTGGAGAGGAAGAGGGAGTTGGAGTTGGAGTTGGAGCAGGCGGTGGAGTCGACTGGGTAACGCCAGTTGCCCAACTCGGCGGGTTGGAGCGAACCTGATCCTCGGTGAGAACGTAAGGAGGATGGACGTATGGGAAGTACGCCGTGTAGCCAGTGAATGGATTGCCGATCTTGTTGTACGAGTACATCGAGATCATGCCGACCGACCTCCACTGACCTCCCGTCACCTTGCGCCAGCGGCTAGCCCCTCCATCCATTTGATAGCCAGGATAACCATTGGACTGCTTGAATCCAACATTGGGCGAGCGCGTGCGACCGTAGAGATCGAACCCCAGACAGACTGCATAGGCCGCATCACTGCCGTAGTAGGGGTTGCCGAGCACGTCGATAACGCGAACCTCGCCAATGCAAGCCACGGCCCTGCAATCGAGCATGACGGCGCGACTAATCGCCGCGGACGGCCACAGTTCAGCGCCCAGGTTGCCAAAGTAGTCGTACGACATCGAGCCGTCGCTGGCTTCCGTACGCCCGTACTGGTTATAACCTGATAACTGCGTATTGCCGTCCCACGTCTGACCAGCGTATTGATGCGATATCGGGAAATCGGTCCAGCGGTTGGTCGACTTCGACAAAATCGAGATGATGCTGCCGCGTGTATGGATGCGGTAGCCCTTCGTAAAATCGTGCTCTGCTCCGTTGTAGATCCATAGCCAGGGCAGGATCTCGTCGAAGTAGTTATGCATCGTCGAGCCGCCCTCAAGACACATCCCCCGCAAGGCATCATAGTTGGGGCACTGCATGTTGGCGTGCTGCATCCGATGCACGCCATGCCGCGGGTTATACGCCGTTGGCAGCACCTGATCGTCGATCAGTTGCTGTAGGGTGATGGTCGGCATCTAGACGTTCACCACGACACCGGTTACGCCACCCCGGAACCCACCAGTCCCGTCCACCTTCTGCCCGATAACCACCACCGATGTCCCGGTGACAAGCGATCCACCCGCGGGAAGCGGGTTCGGTATCGTGACGTACATGACTGCGTTACCACTCTCGAGCGATGCCGAAAATGCCGCCGTGGTCGTACTGAACAGAAACGTGCCGAGAATGGGCCTTGTCGTCGGCGTGGTGTAAACCTCCACATTGATAGCCGTCAATCCAGCTACCTCAGGCTGTACACCATCAACCTTAACCGCCTGTGGTGCCGGCGCAGGCGACGGACTAGGGCCCGGAGGTGGAGGTGGAGGTGGCGGCGTCGGCGCTGGAGCTCCAGTTACACCGCGAAGCACAAAGAGAATCGATACCCGGCCGTACAGGTCAGCCTGAGCAGAATTGGTGGTGACCGTGATCGCAGTCTGAGCGGTCTGCGTCTTGTATCCAGCAGTAAACGGTTTCTTGGCTCCCGTCGGATCGTTCTGACTGACAATCTCTGTCCAGCCAGCAGGGACCGTCCATCCTTGACTAGTGGTTGCTACACCACCCATATTCACGAACGACGCATAAACAGCTAGCGTGTCTACCTGCGACAGTGAGCCTGACGCCGGCAGGGGGCCTACATCGAGACTGAATACCCCGTGCTCGGCATCAGCACCGACATACCCCTCAAACGCCGTGGCCGTCGTCCCAGTGAACTCCATCGCGAATAAAGCACAACCGTTCTGACCGTTCGCAAGGCCAGGCGTTACCGTAATCGCAGTCGCACCCGCAGCAACGTTGTCCCCAGTCCAAAGCGTGATC